AACTCCGGGTCAACGAGGAGGTTAATAAACCACCTCTGTCGATTGAACCTCGCCCTTTCCAACAATGCGTAACGCGAGTTACGCCCATTTTTGATGGAAAGGGCCCCTGGAACTCCTCCCCGCAGACGCTTACGCGCCCACGCTCGGACATGCCGGGCGTGGGTACGAGCGTCTGCGACTTCTGTATTGCTGTTAGGCAGGTTGTCATCGGAAAAGATGGCAGCCTGAGAGAAAAGAGAGGTCTCGTTCTGTAACCAGGACGAGACCAATCGAGACTCTAGAGGCCCTTTTTGGATGGTGGAAAACTCCACCAGACAAAACTCGACCTCACGGAACAGCACTGTCTCTGACCTCTCGCGGGCCCGGAGCGAGACCCGGTCCCTAGACTCGACCCAAGATGGGGGAGCCAAGGGGACCTGGTCCGAACCGGAGCCGTAGAGAAACTTTCCCAAGGCGAGACGAGCCCACAAAGGTGCAAACACCTTTGCAAGCGAGCCCCGCCGAGGAGGAAGCCCGGCCCCGCCTAACGCGCGAGGGAGGACAGGGATGCAGCCGCTAGCGCGGCAGCGCCCCCAAACCCCAGGCCTAACGGCCCGGAGGACCCTCCTCGCGCGTGTGGCGCGGCCGGAGTCAGGACAGAGGGATTCGTACGACTCGCCCTCTAAATCGAGAGCGGTAGCAACGAGTCCCTTTACAGGAATGCCCGCAGCCCAACGTATGGAAGGCTGGGAACCAACGAAGTTGACCGTAAAGGTCATCTCCGTAAAATTCCCGACCGAAGGACTAACGAAGAACTTACCTTTGGAAGGCTTACCTCCGCAAGCGGAGATAACCCAAAGGTAGTTCCTCAACAAGACCCTCGGCCAAAAGGCGATAAGGTCGTCGCCGCCGATGGCGGTGGCGCACTTACCATAAAACCTTAAACCTTTGCCCAAGGAGGCAGCGTAATCAACCCAGAACAGGTGGATGATGGACATCAAGGGCCACGAAGGCCCGAGACCCATTAAAACACCTCGCCTGGACGTGACACGTTGCCCCCAGGGGTATTCGAGGACCTGCGAGCCCGTAAGGGCGAACAGGGCCTCGGACCATACGTCTGGAAGGCCCTCCCAATTCGAGACTATACCGTCAACGACCGCCCGCACCAAATCATGGGGCAGGCGGTCTGTAGCGACGGACAGATCTGTAGAAACCACAACGTTACCAAAATGATGGTGACGAGCGGCTCCTAGCACGGCTTGCCGACGGTCCCCCAAAAGGAACTGCCGGCAACGAGGCACCTTACGGAGCCCCGATAGGAGTGCCCGGTTAAGGGCACC